TTTCTCCTTATTTCAATCCTGCAAGTCTTCTAATGTCTATCACATTATCTGTGTTAGACGAACCTGCATCTATGTCATTGTTTTCTTTGTTGCCTGTTACTTGTGTGCCTTCGGTCAATGTCGCCTTAGTTTCCTTCGCTGGAGTGTCCCCTGCAATAACGCTTGGCATGTACTTGTCGAAAGATTTTTGTAATCTATCGGTTTGTACAGATTCCAGCAAGTCTGACATGATATCTCTTTGCTTCTTGTTTAAAGGAGCAAGTAGTTCATTCATAACTTCTTTTCTTTTAGCTGTATCTTGAGCTTTTCTAATTTCAGCATCTTTGCTTTCTACTAGAGTTGCTTTTTCGTCAGCTACAGCCTTAGCTTCAGCTAATTGCTTATCCTTCAACTCTACGACTTTTAAAAGTTTTGCAGTTTCGGATTTTTCATTCAGATAGCTGTTAGAATATTCAGAAGCAAAAGATTCAAAAATCTTGCGTCCAAAATCGTTCTTACGAGCTGAATCAATATCTTCTTTTAGTTGAGTCATTTCTTTTGTAAGACCTTTCTCAACTGTTTCTGCTACTACTTTTGTCGCATCTTTGATGAACTTGCTCTTAACTTTAGCTAGATGTTCTTTGGCTTCACGTACTAAACGTACTTTTGTTTCAGCCAAGTCTTTTTTATCTTCGTAAAATTCTGCAATTTCCTTCGAAAGTGAATCAACAACAAAATCTTCTAGCTTTGCGAACTTGCCAGCCATAGCTTTTTGATCTTCGTGTAGCTCACCAATCTCTTTAGTTAATTGTTGCACAACAAAATTTTTCATTAGATCTGCGTTTTCACGCATTGCTACTGCATATTTTGCTCTTGCTTCTGCTAACTTTTGGCGATCTTCAGCAAATTCATTAATCTCTGCTCCAAGTCTGTCCTCAAGCATTTTATCAATGGCTTCCACCATAGTTGCTTTATCATGCTCATACTTTTGTGCAAACTCTTCACGTAGATCAGCTGTCGCTTGCATACGGTTTTCTTTAACCTTCTGCTCCCAAGCTGTTTCGATTTCTGCTCTGATTTCCTCTGAAATTGCGTTATTTTCAAAGAGTGCTTTCAGTGCATCTAACATTTGTTTCTCCTTATTAGCGGAGACCGTTGATAATGTTTACCAACGATTCCTTTAAATACCTTTGAGCCTTTTCATCGCCATTTAGTTCGCGAGCCATATTCATTGCCTTGTAACCATTTCTGGTGTTCAGTAAGTGTTCGTAAATGGGAGTTGGATAAGCTCCCGGAGCACTTGGTTGTGCGACTGCGTCAACAGTAATAATTTCAAACTCGCTGACTTCTCCGCTTCCATCTTCTTTAACATTTCCTGAACCCCTAGATGAAACACCTAGTTTCACGCCGTTTTCCAACATTGTTTTAACCAGTTGTCCCATCGGGGTTGGAATTACTTTAAGTTTTCCGTAACCATTTGGTCCATCCATCCACATTTCAGTAATCATGTGTGACACACGGTCCAGGTTAATGTTGAGTCCTTCAGGATGATCTACTTCACCAAGTACACTATATCCGCCTTGTATCTGATCGTTGAGCGTGTTGACAGCTCTACCGATTTCATTTACAGGATATACTCTCTGGTTAGCATTACGTACACCACCTTGGATACATATACCTTTTAAGTAAAGGTCTTTTCCACCTTCACTATTTTCGGTATGCTCCACGACCATCTTTGCTTGGTCGAATGATAGTGTTTCAGTTAAGTTTAACATCTATCCTCAGTCCTCAATTAGCTACCGATAACACTTTTTTTATCAGTACCTGATTCGCCTGCGCCTTTTTTCTCAGCGCCGTGGCCTTTGGCGTTTGACATTGACTTTGAAGCTTTGCCACCTGGTACATTGACGTTTCCTGCATTGTCTTCTTTAGGAGTCATCGCTGAACCTTTGGTGTCACCTTCACCGCCTGCAACTATGTTAGCTGTTGTTCCGCCCATGTTATTAGCGCCGGCTACAGGGCTTTTCGCCTTGTTGTCTTCGCCTTTTGGCATCGCAATCTTGTTAACATACTCACGCATCACTTCCCCTTCGGATTTTTTGCCTTCATAAGCTGGCTCAATTTCTTCTACTGGGAGTTCGCCAAGTTCGGAAGTTGGCTCAAGAGCCTCATCTTCCTTCTCTTCATCATCCATATCCATATCAGCGGCATCGTCGTCGCCCCCC